GGCATCATGGTTATACATGTTAAATGCTGTACCGAATGACATAATGGGTGCTTTGCCCTCTTCGATACGCTTCGTATTAGTGTCGGCCATGTACTTAAATACTGCCTCCATCTTCTGCACGGCTGGGTCTTCAATGTACTTCGGGTCGGTTGGCTTTAGGGTAGGAGCGGCCAATGCACCAGCATCAACTAATGCTTCAATCTCAGCGTCCCAACCTGCAAGGGTAGCTGCTTCTTTTTCGGCAGCGGTCTGGGTGGCTTTAGTTTCCTCTTGGGCCTTCTCATACTCGGCAGTGCGCTCTTTATAAAGACTAGCCATTTCCATCTTAGCCTCAAGAATATCTGCTAGTTGCTTGTCATTCTTAAATGTAAAATCGTCAGGTATAAATGTAGCTGGGTTCTCTGGGTCAAACTCTAGCTTGATCTTTTCGCCCTCAGAGTTTTCTACTTCAATCCATAGATCGGTAGTTGATGGGGCTTCGAGGACTACTGGTGCTTCTTCTTTAACTGGCGTTGGTGTTGGTTCTTCTTCAGGCGTAGGTTTTTGCTCTTCTGGCGTAGTGGGCTGAGTGGCTGGATCGGCTGGTTTATCATCAGGCTTTGTATCTGGCTGAGAAGCTTCTTTGTCAGCAATAGACTCATTTGGTTTTACCGTAATTCCTAGTGTTTCGTTTACAAAAGCTTGTTCTTGCTCGGCTGTCATCTCGTAGCCGAGATCGTTTGGTGAAGAGTAATCTATCGGTGCTTTATCTTCTGATGGCGCATCTGGCGCAGGGGTGCTAGCTGTTGAGCTGTCTTCGTTCATAAGAACTCCTATTAGTTATGAATCTATTGTACTACAGGAGGGGGCGTAGGCATATTGCCAGAGATTGGCGGTGGTGCGTTTGGTGGGGTCATAGGCGGTTGGCCTTGGGCTTCGGCTGCTGCTTGCATTTCAGGTGGTACTGGTGGTTCTTCTCCTGCTGGGGCTGGCTGCATAGCTATCTTGTCGGCTTTGCGTTGCATCTTGGCTACGATAGCATCAATGAACTGCGATACACGGGCGGAGGCTTCGGGGTCTTCTTCTTCAAGTAGTTTATATTTATCTGTCTCAAGCCAGTTAATGAGATACTGCACATACTCTTCTGATATGTCTTCTCTCTCCTCTGGGTCTTTACCACCAATAACGATCTGCAAGTCTTCGTTAGCTTCACGGTCAAATACTTGTTTATCAACTTCTTCGAGTGAGGCTTTAGGGTCAGCTTGTTCAAGCAAGAACTCTTTGTACGCTGCCTCGGGGTCTTCAAATATACCAAGTTCTTTGTATGCGGTGAGTGTGCCGATGCGGTTGCGCTCAACAAGTTTCATAATGGTTGCCCGTTTCTGCGCTCTATCTATTGGTAGTGAAGTACCAGCCTTAACGTCAATCTGGATACCGAGGTTGTCTGCTATTTGCTTCTGATCTACTACGATGCTAACAAATTTACCATCTGAGCCAATATAGTTGTAGTATGCCGCTTCGTCAAAGTAACGGTAAATTAGCTGAGCTTCGATCTTGTATGAACGTGTCATCATGTCATCAATGCAATCAACTGGATCACCTAGTCGACCCTCTGCCTGATCACGAACCATCACATCTTGGCCTAGAGTGTTATTTTTGGACTGTTCACCCCTAAAGATATTAGGTGTACCCCAAATGTTGTCGATTGAATTGCGGTCATCATACTTATCTTCGACTATGTACTGCGTTAGGTTCTGTGATTGCCATGTCGTAAAAGCTTTTGTAACGTCGTTTGTATCGAGTAATACACGCTGGATAGGGCTAAACCTGATCTTAGCCACATCTTTTTGTGTAATTGCACCCTTAGCAAATATTGGTACACCCGTACCACCATACTTAGCGTTCTCTGCAATAGTCTGACCACGCTTGTTATAATTGCTCTGTAACCAACGAGCTTGCTCCATGAATGATGTATCGTCGATATAGCCATCGCCGTTGTTTAAGAAGTTCAAGAACACAAATGGCATCATCTGTTCGTCAATGACGTTGTTACCTTTTTCGTCCCAGTTCGGGTCTTTGATCTTACCAAATACAAAGTTCTGCCATGACCAACCGACGAGCAGCTCTTTTTTGCCATCAACGTGTACCCATATCCAGTCTTCGTTGATGTCGTACTGCTTTTCTAGTTGAGATGGTACACCTTTTTCAATGCCAAATAGCTCTAGTATCTTTTTCTCTTTATCAGGGAATTGCTGGAGTAGTTCACCAACAGTGCGCTCAATGGTATGACCAACAAAGTCAGGCTCTTCAAACAGTGATGACCTCTTGCCGATTAAGATAGAGTTAGGCTTGCAGCGTTCAAAGATTACTGTCTTGCGAGCAGCATCATATCGCCATTTACCAACACCAACACGCTCACCACGGAGTAAGTCTTGAGCGATTAAACGTACTTTAGAACGGCCTTGCTGCCTTGAGAGGTGACGTTGTAACACTTCTTCAAAGTCATGCGCAAATTGGATAGCAAGGTCTGTTCCCTTGGCTGGGGTGACTTCTGGGGCGGTAATACGAGCAGTTAAGAATGGTACGATCGTGCGTACTGATGTGAACTGTCGGTTATCAACATAAACTTCTTGATAACGGTCATCTACTAGCGTGTCTTCAATGTACTTTGCTAGGTAGTCTTTGTTGTTACGTGAGCGTACTTCTTTAAGGCTTTGAGTTTTGTTCCAGTGTTCCTCGGCTTCATTTCGGCGGCGTTTAACCATCGAGCCGAACGTAGTATCTGGTAAACTCTCTGCATTATAAATAGCTTTTTCTGGCTTCATATTTTTCAGTATAGCATAGTGTTACAAACTTGCTTTGCGTATTTGTTCGTCACTAAATAATGCCCTAGCCTGTTTCGGGTACAATCTGGCAAACTTGGTATTTATAGTCCCATCAGCGTTGTGGGGTTGTTGAATATCTTTCTCAAAATCCTCAACATCAATGCTCCTAGCCCACCTAGCATGACCCGAACTAACTTGAGGCATAGACTTACAATCACTACAAATATCCTTGATATAGACACTGTTCTCAATCACTCCACCTGTTGATGGTTTGACTTTACAAATCTGACACAGGTTCATTTTTTAAGAACTTCTTTCGTTTACTACGGCCTACTGTGATTATCAGTGGTTCGGTTGCTACTACGTTACTTTCTTCGTTTGGGTCATACTGAGCGGTATCATCAGCCTCAATAGCCATAGAGTCTGGGTCTTCGGCTAGTAGGTCTTCGTTAACGCTCATAGCCTTTTACAATCTTCTCACTATCAGACTCATACCAATGATGGTCTTCGTTCCTGTATGTGGGGTCGTAATCAAAGTGATAGTCTCCACATATACCACATTTAGGTGGCTGAGGCTGTAATATATTAGTTACAGTTTCAGGATATGCAAGACTAATGGGTTTATGCTGATCTAATTTATAATTCAGCCATTTAAAAAACTTGCGTTCAATTCTATTGATCAGCTTTTTCATCATCTCGCTCAATTGGGTCAACAATAGCACCCACCGTTAAGAGTGAACCTGCTGCACTGGTAGCGTTCTCGACAGTCTGGATAATCGCACGGGCAGCGTCCCAGATACCAGCCTCACCTAGATCAATCGGCTCATCTGTCATAGCACGAAGATTAAAGCCATAGCCTGGCTTAGCACGGCGTACTTGCTCAAGTCGGTAATCTGCTGGCTCTGCCGCGTTGTTCATGAGCAAACGGAATGTGTCTTTTAGTGCATCTTTGTATAGCTGTGAGATGTCTAGCTCAAGCGCACGAACAAGCGTAGTTGCACCACCCGTTAACACACCATCAACCATAGCTGCCTTGGTAGCCTCGATTGAGTCCTCTACACGGTAACGAAGTTCTTCCATTTCGGTAGGAGTTGAGCCGCCAACATTTACGATGGCGATTTTGCCTGTAAGTTTAGAGTACCGTTGTTCAAGCGTATCCTTGCGGTGTGAGTCTTTTTCTTTATCAAGAGCTGTCTTAACTTCTGCTGCCCGATCAGTAATCTTGTCGAAATCACCAGCACCACGGAAGATGATAGCCTGATCTTGATTGATAGTTGCACGTTCTGCTGAGCCAAAGAACTCGTCTGTCTCTTTGACCTGCTTGATGTCATCGGCTGGAGTAAATAGTGTTGCACCAACGTAGAGGGCAATGTCCTGCATGTATAAGGTAGCCTCATCGTTAAATGCTGGCGGTGGGATAACTACTGCGTTGAGCTTGCCTTGCATGATATTCAAAAGAAGCGTGTTCATAGCGTCAGAGTTAGGGCGTACTTCACCGATAATAACGAGGTCTTTACGATCACCATTAATAACACGGCTAAGCAACGGTGTGATGTCTGAGTTCGATACGATCTGCTTCTGTGTTACGAAGATGATAGGGTTGGCGTATTCTACTTGCTGATTAAGTGCAAAGAAGCCACGATCAAAGTAGTAGCCATTAATCTTCTCGACATCAATCGTTGGGTAGTTTTGTTCACGAATTGTAATGCCACCCTCATAACCGATGTCTTCGAGTGTGTCTGCTACCAGCTGTCCAATTGCAGGGTCACCAGCTGATACAGTTGCAACTTCTACGGCGTGATTTTTAGCGTCTTGTGCTTCACTCTTGAGAAACTCAATAACCTTTCGGCTATCTTCGGTGATCTGTCGTTTTAGAACCATACCATTATCACCTGATGCAATGAGGCGATTACCTCGATTGAATAAGTTTGAGGCTAGAACTACTGTACCAGTTGTGCCATCACCTGTAGTCTTATTAGTTCGTTCACTGGCTTGACGTAGGATAGTTGCTGCATCATCTTCGGCCTTGTCTTCCAAGATTGTGCGCTTGGCAACAGTTACACCATCACGGGATAATGTTGGGTCACCGTAAGGCATACCAAGTATTACGTTGTGACCAGCTGGGCCATAGGTAGTGCCGACAACTTCAGCCATCTTGCGTACACCCTCTGCGACTTTGATACGTGATTGATCACCTGTGTGAATGTCTTTAATTTCTCTTTTAGGCAAGTTCATTTAATTCCTTTTGTCTGTTATTTAAATATCTAACGAGTGCTTTGGCGGTAGCCTCAAATGTATTATTAGCAAGGATAGGTATAAGGCGTTCTAGCTCATTAAGTCGTATGCTCTTTTCTGAGGCGATCATGCTGTTGCAACCTCTTCTTCTTTGACTTCCTCTTCTTTAATGTACAGCTTGCCGTCTTCAATGCGGAAACGGGTATTCTCAGTTACATCGTAGGCTAGACGCTCAAGGGCGATGAAGCTGAGTGTGTTGCTTAGGTTACTGAAGTATGAGGTCTGGATAGACTCTACTAGTTTAAGTTCGATAGGCTTTAGGCCATACATTGATTCGCCATCTTGTTTGTTGCTCATTAGTTTGTCTCCTCAATTGATATTAGCCGCCAATACGGAATGAGTGCGTAAGTCTTGCCATCTTCTTCAAAGGTTTGACCACCCTCTGCGTATTGTTCCCAACGGACGATAGAGCCTATCTTGTCACCGAAATGGTCAACTGTCTTTTCATCTATCAAACCAAATGAAGATGCTGTGATGTGGTATCTACTAATGCTATAGTCTACCAACTTACCATACTGCATACTCTCGTTATCATCTGTACGTGATACGCCATCATCTGGTCGCATGACTTCGATCAAGCAATTATTATTGAGGGGCTTTGTCTTCATAAGGTGTGTACCTGTCCTTGTTTAATTACTTTGATTGTAACATATCTAGTTAAAGAATATGTCGATGATGTAGGCAACAAAGACTAATGCGAAATAACCTAGTGTTATTACGGTTAGGAATGTTAGTATTGCGATCATATATTTTCTCCAAGGTAGGCTATAGGGTCTTCTGCTATTACCATATCCATCAAGTGTTTCTCCCAGTACCCTAATGGGCGCAGAGTACCATTTTGCCAATAACTCCAGCCTGACCCTCGACCAGCAAAATCTTTCATTGGGAAATCTTCACCCCACAAAGCCTTGGCAAAGTCGTGGTTGAAGATAATTAATGGATACATGTCTATCTGTGCTACCAAAGGCATAGCTGATTCGTGGTATCCGTCTACGTATAGATCATGGTTATAAAAACTTAGTGGTGACTGTGGTTCCCACCCACCATCAATAGCCCTTTGTATAGCTTTGGTTAGTATTTCTTGGTTGGTCATTTGCAACCTTTCACAAGACATTCGCCTTTTACTTGAGCGTGTTGGCAGAGTTTTCTGTTAGCTACTTTATTGGGTATGGAGATAGATTTTGCTATAAGTTCCATTTCAATATCGGGGGATTTAGGCTCTTTGGTATACCGAGTAAAATGTAGCTCTTTTGGATTCAAATGCTCATGCAGCCACTCTGGCTTGTTCTCTATGGCTTTCCATTTGGCTTCGTCTTCGTTTCGTATGTATATATTGTACCTAGGCATCTTGAAGTTCCTTAAACTTTACTACTAAAGGGACACTTCTAAACATTGTATGAGGTTCACCGGAAGAACTGAATATATTATCCTGTTGCCATTGCGTAATCCATATTTGATCGGGATAACATCTTACTCGCACTACTGGGTAACCGTGCACCCCTATTAAACTCATTTCATAATTTGTGTAAGCCATATTAACTATATGATCAAACTCCGCTACTAAGCGTTCTAACGTAAGATCTTTATCATCTACTGTGCAATCTATTACTATCATACATATCATTATACACAATGTGTGTAGTAAGTACAACCCCTACACATAAAACCGAAAGAACTGCTTGCAGTATGTATACCTACATCGTGCCTCGATAACCTGCTCATTCTCTCTGAGTATCTCAATTGGGGTTGTAGCGTCGATAATAGATATAACCTTGTCAGATATAGCTACAAACGGGTGACCGCACTCTAAACAGTGAATGTCCCTGTACACCTTACGATCAACAGATTTAAGCACCATTGTCATCGGTAGCTGGTTGTAGGGGGTGCGTGTTCTAGTATCTAACATTTATAGCTCCAATATACCACATTAATAATGTTCTTCTGCATACAATACGCCAGCCTCTTTATAGCCGTGATTCGGCATACCAACCTCAACAACACCGCTGCCATCTTCTTTTGATGGTTGTTCTGTCTGGTATAGTTGCCACGCTCCTGCTAGTGCCATGACTAGATCATCGTGTGCGCCGTCCTCTGCTTGTGGCTTGCCTGTTTTACTGATAATGAAGCTGAACATCTCGTCAACTGTCTGGCGGTGGTATAGGTGTAGTAAACCGCTCTCAACAGCATCTTTAAGCTCTTGTAACATCTTAGGGCGTGTGGCTGTGTTGGTGTCCCAACCGAGTTTGCCCGTGTCGATTATGCGTCCAGTAGGGTCTAGGTGCTTCATGGTGTAGATGCGGTAATCTCCGAATCTGTTAAGTCGGGCCAATCTGTCCATCTCGAACCCACCACCATTATTACGCTCATAAGCTACGATCGGCTGTATGCCTGTCTCCTTAGATATACGAGTGAGTTCTTGGTGCAGAAGTGGTGTCATGAAGCTAGCCGTCACCTTAGAATGATAGACTTGCGGCACATCTAACCACTTCTGTGACAAGAATTGTACGGCACAGTTATCCCCACCACCTGCTGCTGTATCAGCAAATGCAATAATGAACTCACCCCGTTGAAATGGTCTAAACAATTTGAAGCTCACGTTTGTTGTTCCCTTCCCACAGTTTTACGTTTTCAAGCATCTTGTAAAGGGCGTAGTTATCAAAATATCCTGCACCAGAAGTCACGAACGCTTCTTCTGGGGTCATTGGAAATTCCTGCATACCTAAACGGCCGAGCTTATTACGCTTATTTGTGACATATGCCTCGTCATATTCCCAGAGTGGCGAGTAGAACAGACACGCAAAACCTGTAATGTCCATCATAGATTCGTCCCAGTACTTTTTATAGGTGTTATACCCTGCTGCGGTAGTCTCTAAAATCTTGTGTGCTTTTGGTAAACACGCTTCACCGACACCAGCCATTAATTCGTACACATCAGCTAATGATACTTCTGTTAAGTGTAGGAATGTAATGTCATCACCACGACCAAAGGCTGTGTTACCAGCTGAACCAACCTGTAGAATGTTTTGGAAATGCTCAGTTGTACCGTGACCAGTATCGTACTTCCCTTCCCATACCATCTGGTTTTTAGTGTTGTATTTCATCGGTACTTTGATGTTGTTCTTCTCTTCGTAGGTGCGTATGTAATATTTGGCACGAGCTAGTTGCTTCTCTGCTGCTCCCTGTTCAAAGCTCATTGAAATACATTTCTCATTGCGGCCTGTTAGGAATTTACCAGCGGCGATTCCGAGTGCATCAGATGAGAAACCCATTTTGCGAGCTTTTAGAACTAGAATATCGTAGAACAATGCAAGGTGTTTGTTGAGGCTTTGCTGTGCTGGATTGGCGATAAATGGTACGGGGTTCTTCTCCTTGTCTATGATCTTGAAGTTATCAGACATGAATAGCTCATAACCAGCGGTGTTAAATCCCGTATTTACTCTAGGGGGATTGTTCATTAACGGATTAGGATAGGTCATAGATCGTAATGTGTTTTCTGATCTTGAGAATAATTATTGAAGTTGAGGTTGATGTCTCCTGCTTGCTTGCCTATACCCATAAAGTTAGCTGCCATTCCTGCTGCTTTCAATCTGATAGAGTGATCGACTGCACCCTCATGAGCATTGTTGTTTTTGTCTATGTAAGCTGGCTTCTTGGCTTTCATGCCATCAGCTACTACATTTATTACAGAATCTGGCGATAAACCATGCTTTTCCAAAGCTTCATGCAGAGCTTTTTGGACATCAACCTTTTGCAACTCACGGGATACTAATACCTCTGCGCTTCTTGGTTCTGCATTAGGGTAAAGCTTTGGTGCGAATTGCCTCTGCGGTATATCTTTTAAAGTTGCATCTACTTTGGCTTTGACTATCTTAGTCTGCTTTGGAGTAAGTCGTTTAGACTGTGATTTCATAATCCAATAATACCATAAATGAAAATAAGCCCTTTTCATCGTAGTAGTAATCCGTTTAACTCTTGCGAGACAGGCTAATTATTTCCTGATGATTACTGACATTGCGTGAGGCTTATTGTCTGGGATAATTTCTTATCTTATGAGTATTATAGCACACATTAGCACATTTTGTCAATACTTTATACAAAGAAAATAGCAGCCCCTACCCTGCTGCCTTTCATGTCTATTTTTGATACCTGAGTACTTGAGTTCTGGAAAATCATTTGGCGAATGTGCTACAAGCTGAGATAGGAGTCGCTTGTTTAGCTTATTGTAACATGATAAATGCATTTCTCTGTAGTGTAATTATTATCGCACTTGGGGCAGTAGCCGATCATAAGAACTTCTTATACTGCCCATTATTATACATGCTCCAAGGTTGAAATCCGTTTGCCTTGTATAGCTTGTATGACCACTCGATGTTCGTATGGGGATCTTTGAGCTGTTCACAACTTGGACGGCCTACCAGCGTTCTAACTTGCATAAGACCGCACGATGGAGCTAGCAAGCCATTGATAGGCCATGTATCACCTACAGCGTCAGGATTACAGCTTGATTCAGCCA